CTCTCCAATAGCCCAACTTAAGCGAAAACGCCCCAGATCAACTGGGCTTGCTTCTTTTAGTAAACGATCAGTTTCCAATACCGTTGCTCGCAATATCTTTTCCATTTGGCCGTTAACGTAATCACCAATCTCAGTAATTTTTATATTGCGTGCCATTATGCCCTCAAGATCAGCTCATAGGTTATCGCTGTATTATCTTGCTCAGTCGTTGCAACACTAATTATTTGATGCACTACTGATGCAATCAGCACTTTATCCGCTGGTGTTGGTGCATTTGCAACATCTGCTGCGGCAATCGTTAGCCGCTTGTCACCAGCTTGGATTAGGTCATTCACCTCACGCAAATTAACGTCCTCTAGCACACCACGCACACTGGTGTCAGCCGTGGTTTCGGCAGCAGTGCCAGTGGCTGGATCGTAAGAGCCAAGGGTAATACGCCGAATGGTAGCCGTGCCACCAAACTTAGCCATCAACTTACTGGCGGCCTTTCGTAGCGCGGTTGATAGTGCCATCAGAGCTTGTAGGCAATGCAGTGGCCAGCCGACAGGTTAATGCTGGTGAAAACACCATAAATCGTTACTCCAGCGGTAGGAGTATGGCCGGCCAATGATGCCCCGTCATAGTTGGTGCTAATGATTTCAGTGATTGCTGCGCTGCCAAAAAAAGTAATCGCACACCAGCGGCCAGTCACTGTTGTTGCGGCGTCAACAAAAGTTGCGCCTTTTGCGTAATCAATGCCAAGAACACTGGAGTCGCTCATGGCTAAATCTTGTAAGCGATAACAGTGCCGCTAGTTAATGTGATGCTAGTGAATACACCACACATCTCGCAGCTTGCCTTGATTGGAATTGCTGTAAGTGCATTACCGGTGTAATCCAGCGCCGTAACGCTTGCAATCACTGAATCCTCTAATGCCACAATCTCGCCGAACCTGCCGGTGTGCGCAACAGTATCGTCAATGAACTCAGCGCCTGGGTATTCGCTCATGATCGTTTGATGGAGAAATTGCCTGGTCCGCTTATTCTAAGCCCTGTCAGGTAACGTTCAACCATCGGCGGGATTTTATCTGCCCCCACGGCGCCGCTAAAATTTGGCGTCACGTCAAGGCTACCGATTTTTACATTCTTGAAATCTTCTAGCCCGCTAAGCCCAATGCCATCAGTGTTGTTATTTAGGTATGCCGCAAGCAAGACCTGTGCATATTGCACCTGCGGCGGAATTTCGTTGTCGTTAAAATAATCGGTGGTAATGCGAAATGGGAAACCGACGGCATAAGTATTGATATAAGTATCGGGCCTTCTCACGCCAGTCCGCGGCCATTGCAGCGACTGCGTATCAGTTGCCCTAGCACCTAAGAACCGTTCACGATCTAATCGTTGTGTTGCGGTGTAAAGTGCACGATTTTTGGCGTCTGTAGTAGCAGAGCTCCATGCTGTAATATCTGCGTCTTGCACCAACCCGTCAACTATCAACTGGGCATTCGCCAGCGTTATGTACGAGTTTGCGTCGGCGGCGTTTGGGGTCGCCACTATCACGATTGCCATCAGTAGCCTCCTCTGGTATTAGTGTAGGCTCCACAATAGGAAATGAGGCCACCTCCTGGGAGATAGCCTCACGATCACGCATTCGCCGGAATGCAAATAAACCCATCAGGCAGCAGCAGCAGCAGTAGAACCTAGGCCATACAAAGTAATGGCTTCAGAACCAGCAGCTACAGCAGTAACACGGCCAAGGAATACCTTGGAAGCATTCTGCACAACAGTTGCTACGCCGCTAACTGTTACGTCAGTACCACCAGCAATAGTGATGGTATTAGCGCCAGCCGATGCGTTAATAACAACTACCATAAAAGTGGTGCCAATAGCGCAGTCGCCGCCGATAGCAGCCACAATTGCCGCAGCCGCAGCTGTGGTATATGTAGCAGCAGCAGAAGGAACGCCACGGATAATGACGTTGTAGCTGTTAGCTGTACTTAGGGTTGCAGTAGCAGTAGGAGCTGCTAAACCCATTTGCCCAGGCAGAAGGCCGCCTGGAATGTCGCCAAGTTCAAAGATACTTGCCATGACTATTAGTAGTTAGAGGTACAAGTAGCGCGTACAATACCAATATTTTTGGTTTCATACACTTTGGTCCAGTTGCCAATAGTGGCAAGCTGAGCCTGAGTTGGGTTTACGGTAGTTCCCCACTTAGCACCAATTGGGTGGTAGCAGTAGTGCAAATCAATTGCCATAGCATCACTCTTGGCGAGGATGTCACGGTCAGTTTCAGTGCGCAATGCCATTTGCTCACCAGAAGCGATAGCGCCTGCGGTGAAGAAATAAACAGGATAGTTGGTGCTAGTTGGTGCTAAATCGTCGGAAACGATAACACGCAAGCCCATGAATGTTGGCACTGAATTGTCACCGGCATAAGCAGATGCAATAGAACCAGCAATTGCGTTGATGGTGCTAGCACCAGTCGCAGCAGTGCTTAGACGTGCCTCAGTGTTAGTAATGTAATCAATTGCCTTGCGTTCTACTAGGTCGTAGTAAACAGCAGAGTGCATAGCAACAGCAGTTAGCTTGTCGCCTTGATCACCTAGCAATGCACGGGCTTTAGCCACTTGGCGAGGACCAAGTGCTGTTTGGCCAGTCTTATCAAAAGACAAATCAATAAATGCAGCGCCGGTGTTGGAGGTCAAGCCGCCAAATACACCTTCAAGGCACTTGATGAGATCTTTTTGACGTTGGTTAGCTACATAGGCGGCAACCTTAGTTGCAATGGCGGCCATAGGATCAGCGCCAGCAGCGAGTGCTGCGAGATCGCGTGATTCAAAGGCACGGCCACGGTGCAAAACAACACCAACTTGCTTGTTGGCAGTGATTTTGCCAGGTGTTAATGAAGAACTGTCAGTCAGTACCTCAAAATCACCGCTTAAGTTAGCTGAAAAGAATGGAACGTTGATGAAATCACCGCCTTCGGAAGCATCCAACTCCGCCATTGGTTGAACTACACCAGACGACAAAAATGCGTCGCGCTGGGTGGTAGCTTCAATCAAATAGGGTGTAAAAATCTCCGGTACGATGATGTCAGAGCGAAGTGTCGCCATGAGATCCTCAAGAATTAGTGGTTTGCAAGTTCGGGCACAACCCTAGCCAGCACAACTGGATGCAATTATGCTAGCGCCTTTAACCTGTCATACATATCACGGTCTGTCTTAAACAGCCTTGATTGCTCCGTCAGGTTGAATGTTTCAGGTGCAAATGGGTTTTTGATACCTGTTAATTCACTGGTGCTACGGCCTGATGGTGCGCCGCTACCTTGTGGTTTTGGTTGCTTTTGCATCCATGCTGGTAGCGTTTTAGCCCATTCAGCTACTGGTGTGCGTTGGTAGCCATCTACTACAACAACAGTGCCATCAGGTTCACGCTCAATTTTATCGCTGCTTAACTTAGTTTTAAGCACCATATCTGGATCATGCACTAGGTCTGCTAATGCTGTTACTGCTGGTGTGATGAGTTCAAGTTCACGGCATTTGGCTTCAAGTTCAATAATGCGCTGGTCCTTTTCCGCCGACGCCTCACGGTACTGCTGCTCCAATACCTGCCTTGCTTCGGTGTACTTGCCTTGAGATTCAAGGGCAGTTTGCTCGGCTTGGCGCTTGAATTCCAACAGTTCATCTACATTGACACCATCGGGTATGGCCTTAGCTTGTGCTACGGCTTTTTTATAGTCATCTAGCAATTCAGCATTCTTGCGGCGTAAAGCCTCTAGTTCTGCTTGGATTGCTTGTGTGTCGGGAGCTGTTGATTGTTCTTCGGTCATTTTGTGCAAATCGTTTGCAATCTTATGTTATCAGTTACCACTTAACTTTGTCTGCCCAATAAGCAGCACTCATTTTCCCTTTTGCAATATTCTCGGCATGGCGAGCTTTAAATGCAGCTCTACGGGCTTTATCCGCTGCTGATTCACCTTTTTTTGGCGGCGATCCAGATACACCTTGCTGCCCGAAGCGGATCAATCTAATGGTGTCGCCTTCCTTGGCAAGCACGGCATGAGACTTGTTTGGATTGTTTGGGGTGCGCTTGGGTTTGTTATAACCCTCGAATTGCTCACCGCGATAGTTGATCATTTGCGCTTAGGTGCTGCTTTTACCTCAGAACGTGGCTTTAGCACTGGGTTGCCAGTGGATTCGGATTTAATGCGCAGCACTGGATCTTCCTTAGTACCTAGCCGCGTTACCTTGCCGCCGCTAGGACCAGTGATAGTAGCGCGAGTGCCAGCAGTGCTAGTAACCACGCCATAGGTGGTCTTACCTTGATACTGCCAAGAGACGCGGGAGCCAACGCCGATAGCCATTTTACTTTTTGGGTTTGCGACTTTTGCCAGCTTTAGCGTAGGCGATCGCTACTGCTTGCTTAGGTGGTTTGCCAGCTTTGATTTCAGCCTTAATGTTCGACTGAATCATGTCCTTGCCTTTACCTTTCTTTAATGGCACCGTAACGCTTGCGGAGGTCATCTAATGATAGCTCCGACCCATCGTCACGTACGAGCTTTGCCATGGCATCCCGGGCGCCATGCTTTTCAGCTAATTTATTGAAATAAACCACTTTATCTTTGCCTAATACTTCTTCTTGCACTGAGCGTGGTTGATTTTTAAGCCATTGCCCGTAGCTTGTATTAACTGGTACTGGTCCATCTTTACTGGCGCGTGTTGCAACTGTTGATGGTGGCAAGATATCAGGATCAATAATCGGTACTGTTGTACTGCGACAATTAAAATGTTGTGGTGGCGTCGGTCCTTTACCATACTCAAACTCACGGCCATCTAATGCGCGGCACCTAGCGCTAGTCCTAGTGTCAAGTGTTGCAATGTAACGATACTTTTTAGTTATATCTTGGTTCGCTTCATATACCTGCTGGCTGGCAACATTAGCAACTTGATTAATGCTTGTACGTACAAGCGCCATTATCTGGCTATCAGTTACAGCCGTAAGTTCACCGCCTGCGGCTAGCAATTGTTTTACCGATATTCCTGCTGCTCTTACTTGCCCAGTTGATAATGGGCCGTAATCACCAAACTGCAATTGCCCAATCAATCGCTTTGCAATATCAGGTGTGGTTTCACCTGTTAGCAATCCATTACGTACTACTTGCCCAAACCGTTCAGCTTGATCAACTGCAATACCACGGAATGCTTTGCTTACTACCTCACCGTTAGGCAGTGTGATCATTGTGCCTTGCGTTGCCGTTAAACTATATGTTTGCGGTGCTCCTTGTACCGCAGCATATAAATCATCCGATAACGTTATCACGCCTATTTGTGTCGGATCAGTTGTAACTACTGATTGCGCAAATTGCGGGCTGATCTCAACGGTATTGACTGCACTGCGTGCGCCTGCTGGTAATGCCTTGCGCAGTTGTTCGGTAACAAAATCAGATTGCAGTTCCGCTAATCCTTGCAATTCTGTTGCCGTTAGCTGTGTCGCATCACCTGCCCAGGTGTTAAGGCTGTCTTTAGTTTGCGCAAGTATCGCACGTAACCTTGCTGCTTTGGCTGGTGAACTAATCGTAAGCCTGCCTTCTCCGCCTGCATCTGGCAGCAAATTTTGCAGTTGATTTGCAGCATCAATTATGATGTCGTTATACACTAATATTATTTGCTTAGCGACACTATTGCTGTAGCGGTTTAAATCAATCGCGTTACGAAATAAGGCCGCCGGTATCGTCATTCAGCCCTCCATTAGCAGTTGCGCTTAATTCTTCTTCAACATCGAAATCATCGCCTAATACCTCGCCATCTGCTAACTGTTGCAATAATGTTTCTTGCGTGATAGTGCCAGCGGTATAAAGCTGTAATAATGCCTGGATCTCAGCAGGTTCTAGCCTTGCGCCAATAAAATCGCGATTTACCAAGCAACTGCCAGCCGATTCAGCAGTGCCTAAATATTCAGCATGAAAGCGTAAGCAGTTATCGATCATATCTTGCATATTCTGCGCAATTACCATCATGGTGCTATCGCCTTGGCTGCGGTCGATGCGTTTTGCCTCAGCCGTTTCGGCGCTTAACTTCTGACCTAATACTGCCGATAGGCCAAGCTCATTAATCTGCCCTGCAAGCTGCTCTAGCCGCTTGAATTGGTACTCAAAACTGGTACCACCTGGTTCTATGTATTCGGCCCGACCATCGGCAGGGAATGCAATCGCCTCTCCTGGTCCTGCTGATACTTCTTCTGCTGCTGACGGGAAGCCATAAAATGCCAACATCGGCACACAAGATACGTGGAGAATATTGTCTAAATCAGATTGTATTTGATAAGTTTTAAGGTTTAGTTCTGCAATATCTTCTAATGGTGGCCTTGATTCTAAATAACCAACGCGGTTGCAGTATGCAACGCTGAATGGAATTTCTGCCAGGCTTGTATTGCCTTCTTCTACAATTTTAAACTCGCTGTTATCTTGCTTTTGATGTAGCTCATATGCGCCTGGTGTTAAGACGCGAACCTGCTGCACTGCCTTCTCACCGTAATCGCCATCAGGCACAATCACCGATTCCAGCAATCGCAACATTGTAAGTTGCTGCTGCCCGTCTTTTGCTTCAGTGCGCCAACCTAATATTTGCCGTGGTGTGTAGGTGCACCAATACGGCCTGCCGCCATCTGATGGTGCATCAACTAGTGTCCCAATGTGGCCGTAACGTACCAACTTACGTGCAGTTTCATATGTCCAAACATTTAGGTCATTCCCCTGCAAATCGACGTCAAATAGTTGTTCACGTATATTGTCGCTGGTATCATTTAACCTAACGGGCTTACGTGTCAACATTCCTGCCAACATACGTTCTAAACGTTGATAGTACGGCGGAACTACGCTACGTGCTAAGCGATTATCATAAGACTCATCCTGTTCGCGTGGTTCCTGCGGCAGGTAGCGGCGATGCCTGCGCCTCATGCCGTAGGTGCCGCCCATCAAATCTTCAATCAGCATCCAATGCGGCTCTTGCGCATACCATGCAGTATTTGGATCCTGCACCTTCGTGACTTTACGGTCAGCAGTAGGCCGGTCGTAGAAATTAAAACCTGTGTACATGCGACCGGCCTATTTGCTTATAGTTTAGCCTTGATAACCGTCCTCACCGCGCCATCAGGATCAATGGCAATCACATGATGAACACGCGGTTCATTGCCTTTAGGCTTTAGCAAACGGCCAACAGCCGTCACTTTAGGCTTCTGCATCAGCTTCCTCCTCTTCTTCTGCTTCTTCAATGCAAGCATCAATCACTAGCCGCTGCTGCACATATTGCAATGCACCAACAACTTCAATGACTGACAGGTCTTGCTCTGCAATCAAAGCATCAAGTTCTTCAAGAAACGTTTCCATATGACTTCAATGTGGACTTCGTTAGCTTAGCGCATGGCGCGGGGTAAACGGAAGCCAAAATGCCTAGCGGCGCTTAATGGACTTGAATTTATACAAGGTTTTGGCCTTGCCAGTTAAACTAAGTTGGCGCATTCCAGTGTCAATGCGTTTAATGCGAGGATTTTTTTTCATGTTGCCAAGCCCAGTAACACCAGTTCGCGCCCTGTCTAGGATCTGCTCCCTACGATTGCGTTGCGCTGCCTTTGCTTTAATTCTTGTGCGGGCAACGGTTGAAGATACAGGTGTTGAAGAAGTCTTGGGTTTAGCCATTGTCCCGGCTTGCTGGGGACCTTTTACGTAGCCAGGCGCACGAGGGGCGCCAAGCTGCGGAAGGCTCCTTCTACTCATTGTCCCTGTTGGTATTTTGCCTTTGCGTTCTTTAGCTTTTACCGCTGCTGATTTATTGGCTTTTGCAATACGTTCACGACCTGTCATGGCATCGGTTTTTGCTTTTGCTCTTAGCTTGTCTTGTCCTAAATCATTAAAACGGCCAGGCTTGTTCCTGTTTGGCTTCTGCGTGCTATATCTTGGCGGTTTTGTCATAGCCTTGCGTACAGAAGAAAAAGCCTCTGGCTGGCTTTTTTGATTAAGGATGCCAGCATTCCCCCCTTCTTTTCTGGCAAGGAAGGATTTGGCTCTAGCGCCCACTTGGATAGCGTTAAGACGTTTAACACCTGTTTTTTCTTCAGAACCACGAACTACTTTGTTGACGCGGCTAATGACGCGAGACACTTTGTTGTCGTCTATTTTTGCTTTCCCTTTGGGCTTAGCCGCCTTAGCTGGCTTGGCTGCTGCTCTTGCGGTGCCACGTGGTTTGCGGATTGTTCCAGCTGGTCTAGATGTTCTTGCAATATCTCGTGATGGTGCTGCTTCTGATGCAAACTTATTACGCATTAACCCAGGGCCACGAGCATTTGGATTGGCTGCCCACTTTTTACCTGCCGTGATATTTGGTAACCCTTTGCGGGTCATTATTGGCTCGCCTTTTGCGTTGATAATTGTCGCTGAATTTGCTCTGACAATTGCAGTTCGACCGCCTCCTAAAGCAGCACGCCGCACGCGGCCACTTTGTTCTGTTACAAACTTGGGTGATTTTGCTTTGGTAGAAGGCGCCGCAGCCTTGGCCTGCCCAATCTTCCCAGCGGCGCCGGGGTCGCGCTTTAACTTGCCTTTGATAGTGCTGGCTGTTTTGCTGCCAGTTATTTTGGCGGTCTGCGTCTTGCGCTTATTGCCTGCTGCGGTCTTCAGCCGTCCACCGCGTGCTGTGGCGCCAGTGCCGGTGCTGGCAAACCTGCCGTTATTGTCACGTGTGTATTTACGAGTTTTGCCTCCGCCTCCACCGCCACCCTTACGGCCTTTGCCTCCCTTAGCCATAAGTAGTCCTCCAGTATTGCCTCAGTATATCCGGATCCCTGTACCGCGCCCAGCTCCAGCGTGTAACGGGTTGAACTCACGCCATACTAGATATCCCAATGCGTCTGTCATGTGGTCATGCCCGCCCTCTTTATCTGGCGTGCCGTTATCGTTATAGCATTGTAACTCTAAGCATTCAATCATGCGTTTGCAGGTGCTGCTGACTTGCAACCGGTGCTCCCCTTTACCGTTTTCAAGTAACCCCTGCACCGCTGCAACACGATCACGCACAGGCGGATTTGCTTTAGGCGATTGGTTGCTGATACCATATTGCTCCAGTATCTGAATATCGGTTTGCGTTGCATTGGTAGAGCGATTACCGCCGCTGGCATCTGGATAGCCATAAAGCCTGTGGGCTGGATATCGCCTGCGGATCTCGGCACCTAATGCGTCGGTATCATGCGCACCGCTGATCTCATCAATGATTACTAACCCTTTGCCGCTACGAATACCAATAACCGCAGACATGTTGCCGATGTTAAAGTCAACGCCAATGCGCAATGGTTCTTCACTGTAATCTGGCAATTGCGTTACTACATGTTTGGCCCTATCAAACCTGTCGTAAACAGTGCCAGTCGTAAGGTTAATAAACTCGCCATCAAGATATGCACGTAATAAGTTTGGATCATAGTTAGCCTGCAACCGCTCAATAAAATCAGCCGGTAAGTGCGGATTATCAGCAGTGCGCATCTTGATCAGCTTTCGATCAGTACGTGATAATGCGTCCTCACTGGCAAACGTATTAAACATCCAACGGAATCCCTCTGGAGTGGATGCCACCGCAAATTGCCGGGTATTACCAGCACGCAATCGGCCAAGGATTTTAGGGAATGCCTTGTTAGCAATGGCTGGCATCACTGTGTCCAATTCATCGCAAAGGCACCATGCGGCATTAATGCCAATGCAACGTTGCCAATTTTCAAAGCTACGGCATAGGATCTTGGTATCACCTAACGGTAGATGCAACACATATTCAGGTAATGGGCTAGCGCGGAAACTGTACGGGATACCATACGCCTCTAGGAAATCATCAAAATCTTCTTGCCAAATATCCCGAATTAGCGGCCCGGTCGGCTCCATCACTAACCCGATAAAGCCCTGATTGGCTGCTGCAAGAAAACAAGCCTTAGCGCATAACGCTCGGGTCTTGCCAGCCCCGTACCCGGCTGATACGCCAAGGATTTGGGTTGTATGGTCATTTACAAAATCAAGCTGGCCTGGATGTAAATCAGCTTGGATTTGTCTTAATGTATCAGGTAAATCAAATGTTTCAATAAATGTTTGGTTTAATTCAATTTGTGCTAGTCGTTTAAGAATCTTCGACATCGACTAACTGCTCACCTGTTTTTGATTGTATTCGCAATAATAAATTACGTTCCTGTTCTGGTGATAGCTCAGATTCTGCTAATGCCTGCACTGCCAATTCAACCCCTTCCTGTCTAGCGCGAACGATTGCAGCATTGTCACTGTAATGTTTACGAAATGCAGGCGAATGCGTGAGCATCCACTGTGCATCTTTGGTGCTGCCTTCATCTGCTGCCTTTGCAATAATATTAGCCAGCCGCATTCCACCTTTAGCGCGACCTTCATCAATAGCTTGCAAAAGCAGAATTTCTAGCTGTGTGCCTTTGTCTGTTTTTGCGTTAGCGATCCATTCGTTAATTGCTCGATATGAGACGCCAACAGCGGCTGAGATGTGCTCTAACGGCCCGCCAAATTCAGATAAAATACGCACCTTTTCTATAAGTTCATAATTGAGCTTATAGTGTTTGCGCATTAAATTAGCCATTAGTTCCTAACTTGAAGAGTTGAGCTATTTGAATTTATTGTAACCGGTCAGCCGATACTGCACGTGCCATTGCCTTGGGCGGGTTCCACGTGGAATGCTTCATCTAATAAATCTATGACGGTTTGGTAAGCAGCAATCAAATCAATCAGCTCAGCAGCATCCAGCGGCTCGCCATCATCTTGCGCGTTATCCCGCACGGCAGCGGCCACGGCGGCTGCTTCCCCCATCAAATGGTGCAGACGTTCAATCACTGGTGCTTGTTTGACTGAGGGCATTGTGGAGGCGCTGGCAACGGTGTGATGGTAGTTCGCTGTGGTCAATTGGGCAAGGGTTTGGTTTCTTACGCTTCTTACGGTCTCTTACGGTAAGCGTAAGACTGAGATCACCCGCCAGCACAGTGATTTTCCTCTTTCTTACGTTTCTTACGGTAAAAAAGGTATATAGATAGACTAGAGAAGCAAAAAAATAAAAGGTGTTTCATTTTATTTTTTTTATTTTCTATTTATAGAGAGCTATACCTTAAAAAGCGTAAGAAGCGTAAGAAGCGTAAGAAATCAGTGGTGGCAAGGGTTTTCAGTCTTACGGTCTCTTACGTTTCTTACGCTTGTATGGCTTCTAACGGTATTTTGACGGCACGACCTGACATGCCAGAACCTTTGAAATAAATTACGCCAGCTTTTACAGCGTTAGGAATACGAGCCAAAATCACGGACCAACAATTTGCCCAGGCCGTATCACGCAAGATATTGCCGATTGCGTCGGCAGTATTTGACACGTAGATGGCGGCCTCCTCGGCTTTGATGCCATTACGCCCAAGCACTGCCTGTGCCTCGTTGGCGCCGACGTGGATGTCGGTTGCATGGTTCAGCGCAATATCTATCAGCTCGCCAATGGTACGGGTTACGGCCTTGTCACCTTCAACGCGGAATTGATGCTGGAGGATCTTTTGAAGGCAACGCTTTTCATCTGATATTTCAACTGATTGGCTGTAAGACTCCCAGTTGTTTTGCTCAATTAATTTCCATGCTTGATCGCGGGTTACAACTTCAGAAGATTGTAACGACCATGCACCAGCAAGTAAGGTGCCATATTGATCACCAAGCCGTTGGCTGTCAAATACTTCAGCGGCGGCACGGGTAAAGATCGCAATTGATTGGCGTATGATTGGTATTAATGCAATTGTACGCGCTTGTAACCGACGGCCAATTGCATCACTTATGTATTTATCAAGGTCGCGGTCTAATGATTCCCAATGAGCTAAACGTTCAGCTTTTGGTATCTCATTGTGGCTGCGTAATGTTAATTGTGCAAATCTCGATTTATCAGCTCCTTGCTTTAATGCGGTGGCAATAGATGACATCATAAACATGCTGCGAATGGTGTAACGCTGGGTATCACCTTCTGGGCTGCCTTTAAGTGTATGCGCTCTTGATTCACTAGATGCGACACGCGCAAGGCCAAGTATTGCTTGCATACGTGCTTGATCGTTGCGTTCGTTGGATTCGGCTTCATCAAATACAACAGGCAAGGCATCAGCACGTAAGGCTTGACGGATACCAGGTTCAGTTGTGTTACCGGTAACGATTAAACCCATATCGCCTAATAGAGGCGTTACATAACGCGCAAGCACTGCTGACTTACCAGAGCCAGCGGATGCTGTCAGCCATACATGGGGGCGCCAATCCAATGCACCGCAGATGGGGCCTAGCACTACCCAACCGGCAAGCAGTAGGCCAGATGCAGGCACTTCCCAGTGGAAGCGTTCTGCTAATTCAGCAATTGAAAAGGCTTCATTATCGGTTAATGGCTCGGCACCAGCGCAGCCACGTAAGGCGCTAAGGCGTTGATATAGGTACGGGCTGCCGCTGATCCCATCGCGTATGGGCCGGTTTATGCCATTAACAACTAATTTATCGCCGAGGTGTAGGACAGATTGCTTTTGATCCCACCATGCGCCACGGCCACGGATGCGATCAGGGGAGTAAACTCCAATATCAGCCTGGCGTGCAAATAGGCTAGATGCGGCGGCGGTCCAGTTTACACCAACTTTTGATGGGTATAACGATTCCCAATAAGGCAACGGTGCTAGTGCTACTAGGTTTACACATGAGTGAGCTGAACGCGAAAGGCGCGTTACTTGGCCGGTGCTATGGGGTTGGTAATAGTAAGCATCAGCATCAAACCCGAGGCATAAAAATGATTCATCGGCTTTTGGTAAAGGCGGCGGTTCTAATGCAGGTTCCGGTAAGGGTTCAGCTTTAATTACGGCTGGAAATTCAATCGGTGGCGTGCGGTTGGCCTTGTAATAAGCACCAGCTTCGGCTGCGGTCCAATCGCAATCTGCAAGGTCCCAACCGCTTTCAACATCAGAAGGCGGCTGGACCATACGTATTTGATCGGCACCAGCGGCAATAAGTCGCGGCACTAATTTCGCCATTGCGTCGCGGCCTGCGTCATCAGCATCAGGCCATAACACGCATTTACGGTTTGCTATTGGTGCCCAGTTGGCTTTGCCATGCGCTTTGCAACCGCTAGGCCATGTAATTACTACAGCATGTGGGAACAGCTTGGCGGCTGCATCAGCGGTCTTTTCGCCTTCAACTATTAATACAGGTGCATCAGGCCGTTGGCTTAGCGAGTCAAGGTTGTATAAAGGGCGAGGCGCTGGAGGTGCGGTCCATTTCCATTCAGTGCCATCAAACCAAAGGGGTCTGATGCGCTTGCCAGGAAACCGGCAAACATAAAAATCATCGTTGTATCGCCAAACATGCTCAGCATTTTTGATTGGCGGCTCAGGCTTGATATTTAAGTGCTGCTCGATAAGCTTGCAGGCTTCAGGATAAGTGAGACTCGTGCGACGCATTAGCATATCCATACCACTTCCGGCGCCGCCGGATTGATCTTTACCGCCGCATTGATTGCAAAACCATGATCCATTGCCGTCTAAATCATCAAAACGGTAGCGGTCTTCACCGCCGCAAAGGGGGCAAGGCTGGTGCTTATCGGTGAGCTGTGATGCTGTAAAGCCGCAAAAATGCGCCAGCAGGTCCGGCCACCTGCCGTTGGTGAGTTCTTGAATATTCATTTCTGTGTGCGCTTGGCCTGCCGCATGGCTTCTTCAACCACTAGGCGTATTACGGCACTACGGGTTAAACCTGCTACACGTCGGCTGTCTAGCCACGCTACCTGCTCTGGCGTAAACTGCACTGCTAATGGATGGGATAGGGTCACGGGCGCTAGCGGTTACTTGCAGACCCTAGCGGATAGTGTTATGGTTGGCAAGCCCTATCAGCTACCCCATGCGCTCAGAATTGCCTGTTCCCATTATCCACGATGAATACGGCTGCAAAGGGCTTGATTGCCCGGCTTGCGGAGGCAACTACCTTCACCATGAAGGTGTTCGTTATTACAACAGGTCAGAAGATGATGAACGCGGTGATTTAGTAAGTTTAAGAAAAATAATTACAGATGACGAATGGAGTTTTGATGTTTCTCATCAAACAAACGTTTTGATGAAAAACTGTCCAAGTCCAAGGCGCGACGGCATGGAAATACTATTTAATTGCGAACAATGCTCTAATATATCCTCTCTTGCTATTTATCAGCACAAAGGGCAGACATATATTGAATGGCATCAGATTTTTTTGTTTGACCCTGAGCCTAAAACAAAACGCAAGCCAATGAAGCCAAGTTTGCGTTTTGAAATTTTAAAGCGTGATGATTACCGGTGCCAAATATGCGGGGATACTGCAAAGGAAGGCGCCAAGCTTGAAGTAGACCATATCCATCCGGTTTCTAAAGGAGGCAGCAATAATCCAGATAACTTGCAAGTGTTGTGCCGTGATTGCAACGCTGGCAAAGGGGTGCAATATCAATGAACCTCCGCCCGTACCAGCACCAACTGATAACCGACATCCGTCTGCAGTACCAACTCGGCAATCGCTCAGTGCTGGCGGTACTGCCGACCGGCGGCGGTAAGACTGTGTGCTTCTCGTATATTGCCCAAGCTGCGGCACGTAAAGGCAATCGGGTCTGCATCCTGGTGCATAGGCAAGAGTTGCTGGATCAAGCCAGCCGAAGCCTTGGCGGCATGGGTGTGCAGCATGGGATTATTGCCGCCAAACGTGGCATGGATTTAAGCCACGCGGTGCAGGTTGCGAGTGTCGGTACATTGTCACGACGTTTGCACCTGCTGCCGAGGGATTTCTTTCAATTGCTTGTAGTCGATGAAGCGCATCACACCACGGCAAAATCGTGGGACGCCTGCATTCAGCATTTCCACGCAGCCAAATTGCTAGGCGTTACGGCTACACCTATTAGAGGTGACGGTCGCGGCCTAGGTGAGCACTACCAAGCGATGGTGCAAGGGCCTAGCGCTGCATGGCTAACGGATAATGGATTTCTGGCACCTGCTCGCGTGCTAGCACCGCCGGGCTTTAGTAGCACCGGGTTGCGGAAAAAGATGGGTGATTTTGATATGGGCCAAGCCGGTGAGCTATTGCAGCAGGGTCAGGCGATGGGAGACTGCTTAACTCATTATCGGCAACACCTATCAGGCCAAACTGCGATTGCATTCTGCTGTTCAGTCGCTCATGCGGAAGCGGTTGCAAGGCTGTTCCAGGATGCAGGTATTGCGGCTAGCAGTATCGACGGCAATACCGATAGCGCCCGCCGCCGCCAGTTGCTTATAGATCTGGGCACCGGGAAGCTTAAAGTGCTTACCAGTTGCTCACTTATCGGAGAAGGCGTTGACGTTCCCTCAGTTGGCGGTTGCATCCTGCTGCGACCTACCGCAAGTGTCGGTTTGCACCTTCAGATGATTGGCCGTTGCCTGCGTCCGCAACCAGGCAAGCGTGCAGTAGTGCTCGACCATGTAGGCAACAGCTTGCGGCTGGGCCATCATTTAGAGGAACGTGAATGGAGCTTGGATGGTGCCACCAAACGCGACCGGGAAGCATCCCCATCGGTCAAGGTGTGTCCTACATGCTTTAGCACTTGCGCCACATTGGCTGCGGTATGCGGTGAATGCGGCCATGAGTTCCGCGCTGAGGTGCGCGAGTTAAAGGTTGTGGAAGGCGAACTAAAGGAGCTGGCAGTTACCAAGCGCCGTGAGCAAGGCACTGCGCAGTCGTTGGATGACTTACGCCAGCTAGCAAAGCAACGTGGGTACAAACCGGGATGGGCAGAACGCGTCTACCAATCAAGGTTGGCTAAGCGTTAAGGACTACCGTTGACAACAGCGAACCATGGTGTATGATTAGGGGACAGCAGGCAAGACCTGCACCCCAACCCGAGAACCATGATTCGCACCGCATCCGAGATCGCTAACTTCAAAGCTCAAAATCTTGCTCAACGTCCTGGTGTTCACATTGTTACTGCAACACCTAAAGCGGCACGTAAGTCGCAGCGCCAAGAGTGGCAGGAGTTCCGCGCTGAAACCTTGGATATGATTAACGCTGCCAAGCGCGAAAGCCATTTTCACATTCTTCCCCAGCTAATCCAGCGCCTTAACACCGCTGACACTATGCTTGCCTCTCCCATCAACTAAACCAACTCGGGGGCGCAAGCCCCCTTTTTTTTATGAACTTCACGCTAGAGCAATACCAAGCCCAAGGATTAATTCCGCCTTGCTCAAGAGCTGTTTACATACCTAGCTCATCGCCTGTTGCGACTGGCGATGTATGGCAGCCAAATGGCACGCTAGATCTGTTTGTTGCATGGGAGCAGCACTGCATGGCTACTGGTGGCGTACGGGCCATTTATTTATGGTGGGTGCCTATATCTGAGTTGCGTTAATGCCATCTGAGCAAACAATCCAGCAACATATCAGGCTCGCTTGCAGTATTGGCAACTGCCGCCTGTTCCGCAATAACACCGGCACGCTTAAGGACGCCAATGGCCGCCCGGTGCAATTTGGCCTTTGCAAGGGCAGCGCCGACCTGATCGGCTGGCGTAGCGTCACCATTACACCTGAGATGGTGGGTCAGCAGATAGCAGTATTTACCAGCATCGAAGTAAAAAGTTCCAGCGGGCGTGTAAAACCAGAACAACAGCAATGGCTTAATGCAGTGCAGGCAGCCGGTGGAATTGCTGGTGTCGCAAGGAGTGTGGGCGAGGCAATGGATTTATTAAGCATTACAACCGACTAGGGCTGACAACAGCGAACTAGGGTGTAGGATATGGGGACAGGAGGCGAGAGCTTCCACCCCAACCCGACAATCATGGCCCGCACCGCTTTAACCGCCGAATTAGCAGACGCAGCCCTTAAGCCATTTGGCCTTCGCGTCACTGCATGGTCTTCCACAAAGTTCCTTGTGTGGAAAGGTGATCAAAACCAGTGCAAGCGCCGGGAAGCTGTTGCTGAATTGATTGAGGTTTATCAGTCCGCCGCCTAACCCCACGCGGCCCGCCGGAGCCGCACCCAATCTGGCGCCACACATTACGACCCTAACCGTGACTACAACAACTATTGCCTTATTGCTAGCTCTGGTCCTTTTGCCAGTGTTAGTGCTGCTATGGGCTACAGAATCTAAACAGCAACGTGCGCAGCGGTGGCGTAAAAATGGCCACACGCAGCAATCAATTGCTAACAGGCTTGGTTGCAGCAGGTCTACTGTTCGCCGGATGTTAGTGCCATGTTGAGATTTTTATGCGTTGCGATTGTTGCAGCTACTACTTATTTAGTGGTAGCTGAGGTTGGCAGCCAGCCTTACCCGTATGCAAATCCTGTTCCTGTTGTTTATCCTTCATGACTGATTCTGACATTTATTGGACTTTTGTATCTGCTAGTAAATATGGCGGATCATTTTGGCAACGGTTAGCTGATGCTGGTTTGGCTGCTGACACACAAAACAAGCGCCGAATACTTAATGAATTCCATGAACTGATTGAGCATTACGGCCCATCAAAAGGTTTACATCAACTATTGCGAAATCCTAAATGACTGTTATTTCAAACGCCGACTACCACGCCGACCCGGCCATCAGTGCCAGCCAGCTAAAGGAAATTGGCCGCAGCCCTTTTCATTATTGGAAAAGATACGTTGACCCTGATAGATCACCATCAGAACCGACTGCTGCGATGCGCTTGGGCAGCCTTGTGCATTGCGCGGTGCTGGAGCCTAAGGAATTGCTGCAACGGTATGCCGTAGGCCCTGACAGGCGTACTAAGGAGGGTAAGCTAGCGGCTGAGAAGATGCTTGCTGATGGCATCGAGCCAGTTAGCGCTAGTGATTTTGAGCAGGCATTATCAATGGCAGCGGCTGTGCATAGCCACCCGACAGCAGGTTTATTGCTGGGGATGAGTGGTCAGGCTGAGCAATCGTTTTGGTGGGATGACATAGCAACTGGGCTGCGGTGTAAATGCCGCCCCGACTGGTTTGATGGTGAGCTAATTGTTGATTTGAAGACCTGCCAAGATGCCAGCCCAGCAGGGTTTGGCAAATCGGTGGCAAATTTTGGCTACCAAATCCAAAGCGCTCACTACCTGGCGGGCACTCTTGCCAAGCGCTTTATTTTTGTTGCGGTAGAGAAAACCTACCCATTTGCAGTTGGTGTGTATGAACTAGACCCAGAGGCATTAGTTCATGGCAGCATTGCCCGCCACAATGCGCTGCAACGTATACAGGATTGCCGGGCCGTGGGCGAATGGCCGGGCTACACCGACGGCATCCAGACGCTACAGCTTCCTGGCTGGGCGCTAAAAGACCAAACAACCATTACATCAGAGGATTTCTAATGAGCGCCATTACACAATGGACCCAAGAGCAAACGCAACTGATCTCCAGTACCATTGCGCCAGGCTGCACATCAGATGAGCTAAAGCTATTTAGCTATGCGTGCCAACGGTCAGGGTTGGATCCGTTTAGCCGCCAGATCTACGCCATCAAGCGCGGGGGCAAGATGAGCATACAAGTAGGCATTGATGGCTTGCGCAGTATTGCCGAGCGTACCGGCCAGCTAGATGGCAGTGAAACCTATTGGTGCGGTGAGGAAGGTGACTGGAAGGATGTATGGCTAGGCAAGACACCACCAGCCGCTGCCAAGACTATTGTTTACCGCAAGGGCAGCAGCCATCCATTT